TAAGCTATACTTGTAGGTCTTCACAATACGTCAATGAACTCTTATACCTCAAAATCCACGCTACCGTATATCGAGCGTGGTTTGAGTTGAGGCTTAACCCTCTGACCTGTTAAGGTGGTTATCTAACTAAAAACTTATAAAATTTATTAAATCCATTTGCATTTACAAAAATTTCTTTTCTTTTTGCGTTTTCAAAAACAGGAGAATGAAATCCAACTTTTATAGATTCTTTTGCAAAATCGACAGCTCTTGCTATTGATTTAAACTCAGATTGGTAAACTATTCCGTTTTCATTTTTTACAGTTACGATTGCTTTCATTTGTCAGAGTTTTTTAAAGTTATTAATTAATTATCTGATACAAATGTACACACTTCGTACACAACTACCAAATTTATTTTCACATTATTTCGTAAAGTGTTGATTATCAGATAGAAAAAATTAAAAACCGAAGATAACAAGTAGCCAATTTGTTAGAGCTTCGGGGTTCGATTATAGGTTATGTATTCCCTTGTATCGAGAAAAGACCTAAACTGGTGCGCTATATTCAGGAAGCGACATAGGTACTGTTAAGGCAAAGATATAAAAAATTGGTTAAATTTGATAAAAAGTGCTTATATTTGCAAAGTATCGACTGCAAGCGATCATTAAAAATATTTTTTTAGGGCCCTTATTCGTTTGTCTTGCAGCATTCGGATAGGGGTTTTTAATTTACTATGTATCAATTATACGATTATCAACTATACGCGGTTAACCAACTTAGGGAATCAATGCGTGATCACAAAAGAGTTTGTTTATGCCTTCCTACTGGTGGAGGCAAAACTATTATCTTTTCAGATATTGCAAATAAAGCAGTAAGTAAAGGTAAGCGCGTTTTAGTTTGTGTTCACAGGACTGAACTAAAAAACCAAGCAGAAAAGACTACTAATGCTACGGTTGTAATGGTTGAAACGTTAAATAACCAAATTAAGAAGGGGGCCATAAATGTAAATGATTATGATCTTATTATTATTGATGAGGTTCACATCGGTAACTTTAGAAAAGTTTTAGATAATTATGATGGTTATGTTATTGGGGCCACCGCGACACCAGTTACGATTAACAAACTTTATCCACTAAAAAACCTACTTAATGATATTGTGGTTCCTACTACAATAGAGCAACTAATCAGTTTAGGCCGATTATCTAATCCTAAAACATTCGCGCGCGTTCCAGTTAAATTTAAAGAACTTAAAAAAGTAGGAGGTGAATATTCCGAAAAGTCGCAAAATGATGTTTTTAACAATAGACAAGTTTTTGAGGGCCTATTAACTGATTATCATAATAATTGCCAGAATAAGAAAGGTATTATATTTTGTTGTTCAATTAGTCATTCAATCGCGGTTTATGAAAGTCTGATTATTTCTGGAGTTAATGCGTTTGTGGTACATTCTAAAATGAATGATAAGGACCGAGTGAATTCGGTTAATGATTTTAGTCAGGCCCATAATGGAGTTATGGTTAATTGTGGTATTTTAACAACTGGTTACGATGAACCAACTATTGAATTTGTTATGATTAATAGGGCCACAACTAGCCTCGCACTCTGGCTCCAAATGATCGGGCGCGCATCTCGTACTATTCCAAATGTTAAAAATAGCTTTGAGATTTATGATTATGGTATGAATATACATACTTTAGGTTTCTGGCAGGAACAACGCGATTGGAAAAAAATATTCTTTGCGGATAAAAAAAAGAAGTCAGAAGGTGTGGCCCCTATTAAAATTTGTCCTAATTGTAACGCGGTTAATATTTCTCGCGCTGTTAAATGCGAAGTTTGTGATCATAAGTTTGAGGCCCAAATAAAAGAGAATAAAGAAACCGAATTAAAAGAAATGGTATTTAAAAATACTAAGGGTCGTTATTTATACGATTTAACACTTGACGAGTTTATGATTGTGGCCGAACGTAAAGGATATAAACAACAATTTATAGAGCGCGTTATTTACCACACTAAAGGTATGGACCAACTTACCGCGTATTGGGATCGTAAAAACTATAAATCTGGTTATAGGTCCAGAAGATTAGATATTTTTAGGAGTGAAATACCAGTTAAAAACTTTAAAATAAATTTTGATAATTAAATATAAAACATTATATTTGCAATTCGGAGTAACTAACCGATACATACACTATAACATTAAAACATTTTAGCCATTAAAGGCGTGTTGATTGGGGTTATAGCCAGTCTAGGATTAGTAATCCAAACGCGCTTCTAATGGCATTTTTATTTTAACTATGATAACTAAACTTTTAAGTATTCACAACACAACAGAATTTTCTTCTATTGATTTAGAACATTTTTATTCTGAAATTAAAAACGCTAACTACAAAAATGAAGTTGATTTTTATAGACTTAAATTTACAGAACTTGGTAAGAAAGGTAGTGAACCATTTAAGCAAAAAATACCTGCAGTAGTTATAAGTGGTACATTTAATGAATCTGTTAAAAATGCAAATTTAGTTGATCATTCAGGATATATTTGCGTTGATGTTGATAATATTGAATCTAATAATATAAATGAATTAAAGTTAAAATTAAGACAAGATAAATATATTGAGTCTTATTTTACTTCATGTGGTGGTGTTGGATTAGCAGTAATTATTAAAATAGATCCTTCTAAACACTTAGAATCTTTTTTAGGATTAGAAGATTATTTTTTTAATACATATAATACTACTATTGATAAGTCATGTAAAAATGTAAGCAGATTAAGATTTTACTCTTATGACTCCGATATTTATATAAATAAAAAATCAAAGGTTTTTAAGCAATACATTAAGCCTATTTATAATAAAAAAGAGGTTGTTAATACTGTTTTGACTGGAACTGAATTTGATGAGTTAATGACTAAAATCATAAGTTCAGGACGTAGTTTAGCAGAAGATTATGATACTTATTTAAAAATAGGATTTGCTTTAGCGGATGAGTTTGGTGAATCTGGAAGACAATATTTCCACGCGATTAGTTCAGTATCTTCTAAATATGATCAAAAGCAATGTGATAGACAATACACTCATTGTATTTCTGCAGGAGGGTCCAAAAAAATAAAAATAGGTACTTTATACTATTTCTGTAAAATTAACGGTATTGAATTAAAATCTAAAGAATCTAAATTTTTAGAGGTTGTTTCAAAAAAAGCTAAATCAGATGGACGATCAAGAGAATCAGTTGTTGAAATTGCTAAAATATCTGGATTAAATGAAGATAAGGCAAAAGAAGTAGCTGCAGCTATTTTTGATAATAATGTTAATTTAAATACTTCCGGTGAAGAAAGTAAGTTAATGAAAATAATGTCTTATATTAATTCGAATTATCAATTATACATAAACTCAATTACGCGTAATTTAGAAAATAGGGCCGTAATAATTAATGGAAGGCCACAAAAATTTAATGATTTTGATCTTAATTCAGCTTATTTAAAATTTGACGAGTCGTTTCCTAAATCTGAAATAAGCCAAACTTTTTTCCAGTCCGCTATATTTTCAAATGAAATACCTCATTATAATCCTTTCGAACAGTTTTTTAATAAATATAGTGATATTAATAGGTCCACAGATTTAATAACTAAACTAGCAAATTGCATTGAATCAGAAACTACTAATATAGAAAAATGGATAAAACATTGGGGATGTGGCCTAATATCTTCTATTTATGGTAAATCTTCACCACTTGTGTTAGTATTAGCTGGTGGCCAAAACTCTGGTAAAACTGAATTTTTTAGAAGATTATTACCTTTTGAACTACAGGAGTATTATGCAGAATCTAAATTAGATGCTGGTAAGGATGATGATATATTAATGTGTAAAAAACTTATTATTATGGATGATGAGTTTGGTGGTAAATCTAAAAAGGAAAATAAAAGGTTTAAGGAATTAACATCTAAACATACATTTTCTATTCGCGCGCCTTATGGTAGAGTAAGTGAGGACCTAACTAGATTAGCCGCTTTATGTGGCACTACAAATGATTTTAACTTATTAGATGATCCTACTGGAAATAGACGTATTTTACCTATTAATGTTAAATCTATTAATCATGGCCAATATAATGAAATTGATAAGTGCGCGTTATTTATGGCCTTTTATGATTTATTTAAAAGTGGGTTTAATTGGAATTTAAGCCATGAAGATATAAAAGAACTTAATGAAGGATCAGACGAATTTCAGTCAACTAATATGGAGGCTGAATTGATATTATCTTATTTAGCTATTCCAGATCCTAATTTATCACACGAAGGTATTATGATGACAAATACCGAAATAAAAAACTATTTAGAAACATGGTCCAAACAAAAAATATTTTCTACTAATAAATTAGGAATGGAACTAAAAAGTTTAGGTTTTCAGCAACAAGTTATAAAATATTCTGGAAAGGCTATTCGCGTTTATTTTGTAAAAAAATTAGATATTAATCAAAATAAAGCAATCGTAAATGATACTTATAAACCATTTTAACAAAAAACTCTGTAACTTTTATAATTTTTTAAAAACTCTGTAACCATGCAAACAGCTAAAAATCAAATAATTAACTTAAAGGTTACAAAGGTTACACTAAAAATGAGTTTTTTTAAGAGTGTCAAGGCATTGCTAAAAAAAATAAATATATTATGTGTATATATATTATATAATACTTTTTTAGTAAAAAGTAGTGTAACTCTGTAACCGCTTAGAGCACCAACGGTTACACTTATATTTTAAAAATAAAAAACTCTGTAACTCTGTAACTAGAATCATTCTAAATAAGAAACAAAATGAACCAAGAAAAACCAAAAATTTACTCAAACGAGGACCAACTACAAGCAGAATGTTTTAAGTGGGCCAACAATAATTACTGCCTTAAACATCATGATCCACAATGTCAAATATTCTCGGTGCCTAATGGTGGGACCAGAAATAAAATAGAGGCCATGAAATTTATAACTACTGGCCTAAAATCTGGAGTTAGTGATATGATTGCTTTATTCACAAATGGACTATGTGTGTTTATTGAGTTTAAGTTTGGTAATGGTAAGCAGTCGGACCAGCAGATAAAATTTGAAAGCGCGGTTAAAAAATTAGGATTTAATTACCATTTAATTTATACATTTGAGGAATTTAAAAATGTATGGACCATGTATGCCACTAGATCCAAACAATGACTTTTTGAATGATATAAAACAATTTAACGGAGATATTAACTTTTAAAATTATAGATATGAAAACAGCAATGAATGAATGGATAGAGTGGCTTAATGCCTATTCCTTTGAATTACCTTTAGAATTACAGATAAAAGCTACTGAAATACTACAACAAGAAAAACAACAGATCATCGATGCTTACGATGCTGGATTAATGGAAAAATCAAATTCAATAGATTATTATAACAAAACATTTAAACCGTTTTAGATTATGAAAATAGAAGATTTCACAAAAGCATTTAACTTATTAGTTCAAATGCCTATACCTAAACAAGATTATACCTTAACGCTTAATATTAATACGTGGAAAAAAATCAGATGTTACTATAATTGGACTGACGAGGAACTTAGTAATGCTATTAATGGGTATATAGGTGAGAAAAATGGTATTAAATGTTATATACATTCATTATTTTAATTTTTTTTTGTATATTTGCTTTTGAATAATCAAATTATATCATGAGTACACATGGCGGAACTAGAGAGGGTGCAGGTAGAAAGCCTAAATCTGATGAAATTAAACTAATTGAAGCACTTAGCCCTTTAGATGAAGTAGCATTTGCTAAACTTAAAGAAGGTGTTGAATCTGGGTCATTTTATCATTTAAAACTGTTTTATGAATACCGTTATGGAAAACCTAAACAATTAATAGGTGTTGTAACTGAAAATGAAACACTTGAACAGGTTTTTAAAATAGGCGGTGTTGAAATTAAACTTTAAATAATATGTCAAATAAACAAATACTATTTGAAAGCTTTCCCAAACAGGATGAATTTTTAGAGGCTATATTCTCTAATAAATACAATTTCATCATGTACGGGGGAGCTATTCGTTAGCCCCTTAGTAGTAATATTAAGGGGGAAAAGATACGAGGCGGTAAAACTTTTGCAGGATTAGGAGCATTATTACTACTTTGTAAGATGTACCCTAAAAGTAAGTGGTGTGTTGTGCGTGAAAGCTATAAAAAACTAGAGCTAAATACAATACCTTCGTTTAAAAAAATATGCCCATTATCATTTGTTAAGCATTTCAATCAAAGAACGCAAACAGTTACTTTGTCTAATGATAGTCAAATAATATTCCTATCTGAAAACTACTCAGATGATAAGGAATTAGATACATTTAAGGGTCTTGAGGTTAATGGTTTTTTACTTGAAGAAATAAATGAAATTCAGTATAAAACATTTAATAAATGTATTGAAAGGGCAGGTTCTAATTTTATAGATAACAGACCTAAACCGTTAATATTAGCTACTTGCAATCCTAGTAACAACTGGGTTAAAGAATTGATTTATAATAAATGGAAAACTAATACTCTGCCAGATAATTGGCTTTACATACCTTCTAAAATTACAATATGAGGTGTTTGTTGAGGGTAACTGGGATTTACAGGAACGTACAGGCGCAGAGTTCTATAAATATTTTAGTTTAGATAAACACGTTAAACCATGCCACTATGAACCCACTTTGCCGCTTCATATTAGTTGGGATGAAAACGTTAACCCATACTTACCTTGTGGTATATTTCAAATTTCTAATAAACAAATAAGGCTAATTGATACTATTTTAGGCATTAATCCTAGAAATACCATTAAAGATGTTTGCAATGAATTTAAACGTAAATATCCACACCATGAAAGCGGCTTGTTTATTTATGGCGATGCAACTAGTCAAAAGGAGGATGTAAAACAAGAGAAAGGGCATAATTTCTTTAAGCTAATACAAAATGAATTAACCAATTATAGACCGATCATGAGAGTTAGTAAATCTAATCCTTCAATAGTTATGAGAGGTAATTTTTTTAATACAATTCTTTTTAGTAATTTTGGCGATATTGAGTTTATAATTAATCCAGAGTTAAAAGAAGCCATTAGCGATTTTACTAATACAAAGGAAGCAGCGGATGGAACTAAAGATAAAACAAAGGTAAAAGATGCTAAAAGTGGTGTATCATATCAGCCATTTGGACATATTAGCGACTTAACAGATTATCTACTTTGCGAAGCATTTAAAAACGAATATCAAATGTATCAAAGAGGAGATGTTACTCAATATGTAAGGAAAACAGGAAACGCACCGATAAACGTAAAACATAGGTTATAATGGAATTAACTAAACAAGAAATTAACGATACTGTAAAAATGATACAGTTAGGTATGGATTTATTAAGTTCTGGTAGCAAATCAGATAAAGATAAACTAAAAGAGTATCAAGATAAGCAAACTATTTTAAAAGTAATTGATAAATTATTGAAATGATTAAAATGATTGAAATTAACGAATGGGATATTAATGATAGACCCAAAGGTTATTATTGTGAGAATTTAAGAATGTTAAATATTAATGTAACGGACATAAGTAGAAATGATTGGTTTAAATAACAAATAACATGAAAGTAAAATCACACAAAGAACTAATTGATGGACATAATACAATAACTTTCTTTATTGAAGATAAGGAAACGAACACATTAATTCACTCCGATACATTTATAATTAATCGTAAAACACGTATTAAAGAGTTGAAATACAACTTTATTACCTACGTTCAAGATATGCACAAATTAGAATTAGCTATGCTTAATGCTGAGGTTCATAAGATTAAAGAGAATAAGGTTAAATTAGATTTGGAAAATATTAGTAACAATAGTATTAATTAAGCACATTTTGTTTATATTTTTGTACAATGGCTAGACTTTTAAGAGATTTAGATTATTTGCGTGTCATTCAGGATTCAAATCTTGAACAAATAATTGAATCTAACCAACAAACTAAACTAGATGTAGAGCAATCTGCACAAAGCGAAATGATTAGTTATTTAGCTCAACGCTATTTAATTAATTCTATATTTACAGATACTAAAGTATTTGATATTACCGCTACTTATAATGGCAAACAATTAGTTGAATGGACTGCAAGTGCTTTTAGTGCTTCTACTGTTTACACTACTGGTCAATATGTAGTTTATAATGGTAATATTTATAAGTCAATTGCTGGTAGTACTGCACACGCTTTTAATGCTTCTGAGTGGACTTTAAAAGCTGCTGATAAAACACTATTTTACGTTACATTACCAGAAGATGAATATGTAAATACCACTTCATACGTTGTAGGAGATAAGGTTTACTATAACAATATTGAATACACTTGTTTATTAAATTGTAAAGGTATTTTACCAACTGAAACACAATTTTGGAGTGTTGGAAGTGCTTACACTTTAACAGCTACTTATCCCGATGATAACACTAAATGGAGTGAAGGAGATAATAGAAACCAACAAATAGTAATGTATTTACTAGACATTACTTTGTATCATTTACACTCTCGTATTAATCCACGTAACATTCCAGACCTACGTAAAGAGCGTTATGATGGTAATAATGCTACTCAAAACGGTGGGGCTATTGCATGGCTTAAACGTGTTGCAAGTGGAGATTTAACAGCAGACTTACCTAGTATTTTACCGCAACAAGGTGTTTCAATTAGATGGGGAAACTCAAACGGATTAACAACTAAAACATCAAATCAACTTTGGTAATGAATGATGAATACGAAATATTAATGTCTTTTGGAGATGGTAAATTATTAGTTATAGATAAAATAACTAATGAACATCATATTATATCTTCAGAGGTTTTTTATAATCGAAAAGGAGCTATATAATGAAATTATTTGGATACAACATAGATTTTAATAAGGTACAGGACGTTTCTGTTAATATGCCTAAAACGGCAGACATTAGAAAACGTATTACCACTACTACTCAATTGTATAGGGGTTTTACTAATATTGAAACTTATAAGATAGCAGTAACTAGAGCGGAATCTTTAACAGCTCCTCAGCGATCTGAATTGTACAAAGTTTATAAGAACATTGAATTAGATGCCCACTTAACGGCAGCAGTTAACCAACGTAAAAACTTAACGCTATCTAAAGACTTTGATGTAAAATTAAACGGTGAAGAAAACGAAGAGTTGGAATATATTATTAAACAAAAATGGTTTAGAGATTTTATAGATTATTCATTAGATGCTATTTATTACGGACATTCATTAATTCAATTTGATAGCGTTGTAGATAATGCTTTTAAATCAGTTGAATTAGTACCTAGAGAATACGTTAAGCCCGAATTTCATATAGTAACTAATACTTATGCAGATTTAAGTGGTACTGACTACTTAGAAGCTC